GCACCATACTGGTGCGCAACAAAATCGGTTGAAAGACCGATGATTCTACTTTTGGAGCCCGCTTCTCTAGCGTTAACGGACGTTAGGGAGTTGCATAGAGGTCTATACAATGTCGACCAAAACTACAGGCACTTTTGTGCCTGCCTCGGAGACTTTCGTGGAAACGAAGTCCAATGGCCCACCGTACGCTTCCAAACCAACCTATGGTGAATTTGGAGGTAAACAGTCATCGGGGAGTGAAATCCCGGGCTATTACGGTAAAATCCGTCGAGGCGATCTGCTACCGATTACTACTTGGTGGCAGTTCGAAGTTTCCGGTTCGTTCTCGGGTGGCAGGGAGTACAAAGATTCCGCTGGAACCACGTACACCCAAGCCAAACCCCATACGAACAACTGGCCCGCAGGAACTCGTGCTTATATTGACAGCACGTTTGCATCGAGCTTTATCGAACCTGATTTGCTGGATAATGTGGCGACTAGGGCGTTTGTGAGTTTAACCTCATCAACGCACGATTCGTTAACATTCGCAGCCGAGTTAGGCAAGACTGTATCGATGTTTCGAGGTATTTCTTCTCGAATCCTGGACCTTACTTCCTCGCTTTCGCCTAATAAATGGGCGTCCGCTTGGTTGGAAGGTCGTTACGGGTGGAGAACATTGTCGTATGATATGCAATCAATGGCGAAAGCCATTGAGGAACTCGACAAAAGGTCGCAGTTTTATAAAGCCACGTCACATACCAGTGATAATCAGCATGTGGTCGAGACTTCGTCTTGGACACATCTGGACTCAACCCTGGAGAACACTCTCGACATTAACGTCGAAGTATCCTACCGTGGGTTGTGTGTCGGCAAACTGAAACCTCCGTCGTTCGGTGGCGATTTAATTACCACCGGTTGGGAGCTAGTGCCGTTCTCGTTCGTTATCGATTGGTTTTTCGATATTGGACTCCGGCTACAGGCTCTCTCCTCCGCGACCCTAACTGGAGACTACTCGATCGGTGCTGGGACTAAGACCACTATAAGTGGGACTAGTACCACCTCAATCTTGTCGTCGTCAGGGACGGGTACATATCAATACATTTCCAACAATGCAACAGCCAATATGGAAGCAACGCTCGTTACTAGAGCGCCGCACCCGGTTGGCTTTCTTCCGTCTTGGAACCCGCGGTTAGACAGCTTGAAGGTCGTAGACCTTGTTTCGCTGTTGATCCAACGGTTTTCCAAATAGCATGAGCCAAGGAGGCTTATTATTATGTCGTTCACAATTGGAACGTCTAGCTATACCGAGTTCTCTGATTCTGAGAACTCGCGCACGTGGACCCTTGATGATCACACCGTTGCAAAACCGCAACTCGTGATTCAGAAGAGGATTATTCCTTCTTCCATGACTGACAGCCGCGCCTACGCCACCTCCATTTTGAAGGTGATTCAGGGAACGGTTGACGGAAATGGGGATCCAATGCAGCAGAAGGTGTCTTTTGACCTGACCATCCGCTACCCGCAAGGGGCCGCGGCTGCCGACGTCACCGAGGCGCGCGCTTTGTTCCAGGAGGTTGTTGCCTCTACGGAATTTACTGCGCTCGTCAACGGCCAACAGTACCTGGGCTAATGCTCAAGTATCTGAAGGGCATCATGATGGGCCTCACGGCCGCACCGTTGGTGCTGTTGCCACCAGTAATTATAGGTGGCACCACATACGTGATGTACAAGTTGGACGATATCGAATCCATTACTGGAGAATATCATGTCGAGTCGAAAGATAAAGAAACGACCCCAGAAAGGGAGTTTCTGCGTTTGGAAAGCCGCTCGGCTTTACCTACGCGACGTAGCGTCGAGCCTGCTCCCACAGCACAAGTTGTTAATTGAAGGGCATATTCGTGCCCGCAACTATGCTGAGTTAGCAGGAATTCGCACTAGTTTGGGGTTTGCATATCTTGACCCCTTTCCGAACCAAGTCCTCTTTCAGATCGAAGCTTTCTTTAAAAAGAATACCGCATTCGCCGATAAGCAGAAATGCTTGGAGGCGGCGCGGGAAAACTTCTTTTTGGCTGAAGACCTTTGCCGGCAAACTAATAACCGGCTTAGGGAGTTCTACAAGAACGAGTCCTCCTTCCTGGAAGGCTCCTCTGAGCATAGCATTCTGCTCCAAGTGAACCGCATGCGGTCTTACTTGTGTAAACTCTTTGGTTCATTAGAAACCTTCCTTGACCACGTTCCAGTGGCAGGGAAGGTAACTAGTGGTGCTACGTCAACCAGGCCACGGAAAACGTCACAACCCTATAGAAAGATTGGGAAGTGTACGCCCGTTACGCCTGGCACCTTACCGCTACTTCGTGCTTTCCTTGACTACTCTGGCATTAACGCCGAGAGTTGGGGTGCAAAAGTAGTTAACTGTAACAGAGTTACCGTTGTACCGAAGAGTTGGAAGACCGATCGGTCCATCGCTGCTGAGCCAGAGGGAAACCTCTTTTTCCAGCTCGCAGTCGATGACTACCTGAAAGGTAGGCTGAAGCGTAGAGGGATCGATTTATTAGATCAATCTCGCAATCAGCAGTTAGCCGAGCTAGGCTCCCTCACGGGATCCGTCGCCACGGTTGACTTATCGATGGCTTCCGACACCATGTCGTTAGAGCTCATCCCATTCCTACTTCCATTGGAATGGTCCCAGTTTCTTCTCCGCCTACGTAGTCCTAGATATAAAGGGACTTTCGGAAGCGGCGAATGGGAGAAGTTCTCGTCAATGGGAAATGGATTTACGTTCCCATTGGAATCAGCCATATTTTGGGCAGCCGCGAAAGCGGTTCGCTCGGATACGGTCTCCGTTTTCGGAGATGATATAATCATTGATTCAGAGAAGTTTGATGAACTACGACAGCTGCTTTTATTCTTAGGATTTTCCGTGAACACGGAAAAGACGTTCCACAAGGGGCCCTTTCGGGAATCTTGTGGTGCTGACTTCTGGAAGGGAGTCAACGTCAGGCCGTTCTTTGTTAAGGAGAGCGGCCTTCTTGGGAATAGCCGATTATGCCACATTGTAAATGGGCTGATCGGGATCACGTACGAAGGGGGCGCCCTTGTTGGCTATCTACTAGAGATAGTTAGTAAGGCGCGTTTACCCGTCGTTCCATGGAACGAAAGCTCCACTAGTGGAGTTCATGCGTTACCATGGCTTTGTTACCGCAAGAAACTTTTGCATCGGTCGCGCAATAAGCGTAAACCGAATACCCTGTATTTTCGTGGGTATGTAACAAAAGAGCGTGACAGGACTGTTGCCAATTTGAAAACCTTGTTACTATGGTTTTTGGAGAAGCAACGATCCCCGCAAGCAGCGGTTATCACTTCGGTGGTTGGGTTGGGCCAATCTTATGTTATGTACGGCCCCTCTGTGTGGAGAATGCCCACGCAAGACCCTCCTGATCACCTGTATTGGTGGTCGGGCCTGCTTACCCCTCATTAAGATCGAGCGGTAGTAGGATACTTATGGATATGGACATCCTAACCCGT